GGATTGCAAGTTGAAGCCTGCCGCAAGAGGTGGTCGGCCTCCGAATTTGCCATATCGTCGTTGCTTGCGTAACTATAGAGGTATATCCCGTAAGGGATCCCCAAACGCTCGCACTGGGCTACGTTGTAGGCAAACGTCCAATCGTCTTGCGCGCTGTCGTTGTTGCCGTAGCCGCATTCGAGTATGGCGCCGTCTATCTGGCCTGCTGCGCTGTCCCAGTCGAAATACCCCTGAGAATAGCCTACGTCAATGACGGTTTTGCTGACACCATCAGCACTCGCAGTAGGTACAACCTTCTGCGCCAGCGTTCCCGATTGGTCGGTTCCCGCTTGCGACATGGTAGCCGCGTCCTGCGCCATGCTCACGCTGTCGTCGCGGTGGGTCAGCATGTTGACAGGCTGCGCCCACATCCACAAAGGCATAAAAAAAAGCGCCCCAAGGACGCCCGCAAGAAATGCTCCGATTAGGTAGCGCCATTTGCAGCGCCTGAAATGGCCCATTACTGCGCCGCCTGGTCGGTTTTGTCTTCGGCAGGCTTGTCGACGACTACTTTGACGGCAGTAAGCGCGTCCATCAGCTTCGAAGTAATGCCGATGCCTTTAAATGCACGATAGGCAATCTGTGTACCGCCCACAAACACCATCACTACTGCCGTGATGTTCTCCGGCGTGATTGCGATGCCGGATGTGACCATGTAAGCCGCTCCGGTCAATGAGCATATGACGATAGCGATCCAATTCTTGACGTTGGCACTCCACGTCTCGCCCTGCAGGAGCGCGATGACGAACGGCAACACTACTGCGATGACGAGTGCTGCAACCTGGTTGATGATTACTTCCATGGTAAATCTCCTTTGCTAGTCTTCTTTTATTGGCAAGGCCATGATCTCTTCGTAGAGACGCGTCCCTGTTCCGTTTCCGCCGAGGTCGTGGTATGCGACGTAGTTGCGCTCCGTGACCTCTTTATCGACGACCTCGCAGTACTTCTGCTGGATAACGCATCTTCGGTGTGTTTCCATGAGGGCGTTCCGAAGCAGAGAGCGCATGCCGCTTAACATTGCCTTGAGCGCCTTGAACGCTCCACAGAACCGCCCGATGACAAATCCCAGGAATCCGGTGACTATCCATGCGATGATCTGCGGCAGGAAATCGTTTACGTCCATCACAACCTCCATTCCCCATCGCAGATGATCCGCTGCTGCAATGTCGGGGCGAGAACCTTCACGTTTCCGTCTGTGCCGACAGTTAGCAAGGCGGAATCGACAGTTGTAGCCGCCCATACGGCTTGGGTGGACCATGGCTTGCTCGGCCTGAAACCAGCAGGAACGGTGAATATCGCCGTCGAACCGTCGAGCATCGTATGGCTTTCATAGGTTGCATCGAGGTGAACCTTTACCCGGCTACCGACTTTTTCCAGTGAGAAGTCGTTCACCGTCCAGTCGTTTGCAAAAATAGCCGACCCCGATGCCGTGTCACCATAAAGCGGGTTCGCAGTTGCGGCTATCTGCTCCACTGTCGGGGTTATCCCATCCAGCGAAACGCGCCAGATAGGTATCTGCGCAGACAAATCACCTGCGAGTATTGAACCGCTCACGGCGGGGTCTGCCGGAGTAGTCGACGGAGTGCCCTGCACGACGGCGAGCGGGATGGTTTCGACGCTGTTTGCCAGCGCGTACGAAAGGCAGATAAGGTCGCGCCTCTTCATACCCTGCGTGCCGTTCGCGATGGAGATGTCTCCCGCCGCAACCTGCACGACCGCGCCATGCGCCATGACGTACCCGTCTGCGATGTGGAGCACGTTTGCAGATGTCATGGTGGCGGCGCATCCGGCGAGTATGTACGCCCCCGGTCCTATCGTCCGAGCGAGCACGCTCCGCGCCTGGTCGCTGCGAACGTGAAGCGTACCGTTGCGCGACCCTGTTACAAAATCGGTATTCATCAGGCCTCCTAGCTAGTAGTCCATGACGTGGTGCATGTCAATCTCTGACCGGCGCCATTGGACAAAACGTGAACTGTCCCATTGGGGTAGAAAGTTATAAGGGCGGGATATAGTTGATCCAATGCCCAAACGCCATCTGCAGCAGCGCCATAACCCGACCCTGCGGGATCTCCTGCTGGTCTGAAACCAGATGGAATCGTAAATAGATCTAGGTTCAGCGACTGCGCTGCGCCGCCATACAGCAGGTCCATTTCGCAAGCGACGCGCTTGCCGGTTTTCGTCAGCTTGAATCGTTTTTTGGTCCATGATGCCGGATATATAAACGAGCCGTCTGTCACAGTAGGGGTTATGCCGAGGTTGCTTTGGGCATCTGCAAGGTTCGTCGCTCCTGTCCCACCGCTGCTGATAGGCAATGGAGCCATTGAGCCGTCGTCGTTGTCGCTATCGACGAATGAGAAATTGCCGTCGTCGCTTAAAATCGTCGTGCCGGCATGCTGGATGCTCCCAGCAGGACCACCGAACCTTATTCCGCCGCCCGAAGAGCTATTTATCCCGAAGAACGACGGCACCTCCATAGAGCCAGACATGGTGTTGTGGTTCCAGTCTCCGTCGCTTGTGCAGAACCCTTTCAGGACGATGGCGGGGGTAGAGTTCGTCCCATCTTCGAATATGCATATCTCGACTTGCGACGAGTACTGACCGCTTTCGACACCGCCGGTTATTCCCAGCTGCAGCTTATTCGATAGGAAGCGCGAAAGGTCGTTAAGCCCGTCCCTTAAGGCGATTCCGACCGACGTAAGCAGCAGGTTATGTCCCGTCGATGCATCGCCCGGTATCTCGGTCACGTGAGCTCCGGCATCGTCGTGGAAGAAGAAATTCTTCAATAGCGTTGCGAGGCTCAATGCCTTTTGACCATCTTCTTGCTTCCAGACATGGCTCATTGCTCTGTCACCTCCTGCGTGATTCCGGTATCGGGATTAGTCCAAAGATCGCCTACGTTGAGAAGAGATATGTTCGGCTCGACGGTCGATACGATATGGCGCATCCTTGTGGCGGAATCAGCTATGGCGGCACCTGCTGTCGTGTTCGCCGCATCGGCAGTACCATGGGCGGCAAGCGCCTCGTTAAGCGCCGCTATCGATTGCGCCGTCTGCGTCTGCGCTGCAAGTTCCTCGGCCGTCTTGAGCACCGTCCCGGCCTTATAGCTCACGTCGAGGTACTCGCCGTTGACCGTCGCGCTCTTGTAGGTGACGTAGGCCGATGCAGTGTCGATGGTGTTTCCCGACCGCGCGATCGCCCCGATGATGTCGCCTACGTCGAATTCGGTCATGGATGGCTCTACGGTAACTTCGATTGCGGTTGCCGCATCCTGGTAGTCTTTAAGTTTCTTCGTACCATCAGTCTTTAAAGTGTCTAGGTCGGCTGACGTGTAGTCGTATTCTTCCTCATGCTCGGCGAGTCCGAATTGCGTCTGGGTTGTTGAGACGACTCCGTTTGAATCTGCGAACAGTTCCACTTTAAGTCGGTCTGCCCCGTCGCCTGTTCCGAGACACGTGAGATGATTGACGGCGTTGCGGTCGATCTTCATCGACAGATGCACCTGCGACTGGTCGAATGAAGCATCTTCAGAGTAGTCATGGATCGGAACCGCGCTCAAAACCACGTGCGAACCGTCGAATGCCATCTTGAGCTTAGCGCCCTTCTCGGCGAGCATCGCGGTTATCCCATCGTATCCAGCGGTATAGCGGAAGTCATGGCTTACCGTTATACCGCTTGGCGCATCCGATGCCGCGAAAAGGTTTGCCAACCCCAATGCAGAGATCACCGTGCCTATTGCTGCGTTCGCCTCACCGCTTACATGGAGGTAGGCGCTTCCGTTCGGAGGATGCACCAGATGGTTGTTGAGGATCCCATGCCATGATGATCCTCCGCAGGTATTGACTATATTTCCGTCGTTGTCGGCGTGCGGGTTCGGTTTCGTGTACATGCCGCCGTACTCGGTGCCTACGATCTTTCCGTCGCGACGGATACGGACGTATACCAGTCCGCCGTACGGTATGTCCACGTCTGCCGGAACTGTCATCTCCCAGTCGTTGTCATCGCTTCCGTATGCAACGTTCATGCCGGAATTCGATATAGTTCCGAGGTCGTGGAACTGCGCGTCTGTGTAAACGGTCTCGATTACATCCAAGGCCTTATCCCCCTAGTCTCGAAAAGCGTCAGATCGAATCCGAACGTCCCATCCCATGCGATGACGTTGCTGCCCGGATTCACACGTGCGAGTACGTCATCCGTGCGCGATTGCTTGCCGTACGCGTTCGTCTTGTTCCCTGCTGAACCGCGCAGGAAGATAACCGATCCGTACCCGTCAGTTCCGAGTTTCGCGTTCATTGAATCGATGAATAGCAGCGACCCGGCAGGCACGGTGCAATCGACTTCGTGCCTTACCCCGTTGATAGTCACAGCCGGATTTACCGCCGGTCCATAAACGACAAGCTCGAATTCGCACGGCAACAAGCTGTCCACCGTGATAGTCTTCTGCCCACTCAAAGGCGGGCAGAAATCGAATGGGTAATCGTGCGGGAAGTCGATCCCTCCTGATTGGGAAGCCGACGATGGCGGGAACGACCATGTGCCGACAGATTGAAACCATATAGGCCAATCTGCGTGGAAGGTGAGCTTCGTGCTCATGCACCCCGCTCCGATAAAATCGGTATCACCAGAAGCAAAATTACCGTATATAGACCATCCGTTGAATGAGAGGATCCCGGCGATTCCCTGATGGGTATCTTCATCGATGAGCGCCATGAAATACGCAGCAGCATCGTACGATGCGTTGAAAAACGCAGCATCGACTTCGAACTCGCGGGCATTCCTCGAATACCTCGAATGACCATTCAGCGATGTAGAATCATATTTCCACGAACGGGAAGCGGTAGACGATGCCGATGATACGGAACCGCCGAATTCCACAGTCTCCCCTGTCCTTCGCGATTTATAGCTTACCATCCTCTGAGCGCCTCCTTTGCCGCTATCTGGGCTTGCCGTTGGGTCTGGACGACCACCGGGGCATTCGTCGCTATGGTGTCTGGCAATGCCGCCATCCCTATCTCTATGCTCGCTATGCGTTTATTGAGCGTCGATAGCTGGTTCACGACCGAAGAATCGGTCGAATTGCTTACCGATAGCGTCGAGTTGCCGACCCTAACCGTTGCGCCGGATGCCGCCCGTACAGTTGGCACCGATACGTCTTGCGCGGCCCTCGCGCTTGCTAGAGCGACCTTGCGCGCCGACTCGACGGCAAGGTGCCCATCGCCTTCTATCCCGATTGCCATGCCCTGAGAGAAGAACCCGCCTACCTGCTTCATTACCTTCGATGGCGAATGCTCGTCGAGCTTCTCCCTTGCGGCTTTCACTGCATCAGACGCCATAACCTCAGATGCACTGACAACCGAGATAGAGTTGTTGCTTATCCCGTCTGCCATTCCTTGCGCCATGTTGTATCCGGCCCACCATGCATCGCCATTAGCCGAGCTCATATGGTCTGCTGCAAGCTTGCTTATATAGTCAGACGCACCTGCCGCAGAGCCCGCGCCGTTTGATATCCCGCTAGGAAAGCTATCGCCTGCCATGTTGTTGCCTGCATACCAGGCATCGACAGATGCAGAGCTCATATGGTCAGATGAAAGCTTGCTCAGGTTGTCGGCTGCAGATGCCGCCTCATCCGCTCCTTCGTTTATTCCGTTGGCGAGCCCTTCGCCGAGGTTCACGCCGATATCGTGGAACACGACCGAAGGGCTGTGCACGTCGAATGCCGTGCGAACCGTATCGATTACGCCGTTTGCCATATCGAGAGATTTCTGCTGGGCATCGGGCGCGTTCTGGTCGATGCCGTTTGCAAGTCCTTGGCTCACGTCATGGCCGACGATCTTGCTGGCTTCCTCGACGTTTCCGCCCGTCATCTTGAGAGCGACTGCATCCATGAGCTTCTGGGTTGCCCCGGTTGCATCTCCGTTAGGGTCGCTTAGCGACGTTGCCAAGGATGCGATGGCGTCTTGACCTGATACACCGGCTTCGCTTGCCAGCAGTTCGAACTGCCCCAACGTCATTCCAGAGGCAGACACAGCGGCATCTATCATGCCCTGCGTGTTCGCATCGAATCCGCTTTTCCACTTCTGCGCGGCATCTGCTCCGGGGCCTTCGGTCGCTCCTGCAAACTCCCATAGCTTTGCGGTTATACTGCTTACCGTTCCGTCATAGGAAAGTCCCAATTCGCGCAGCTGGTCTTGCGAAAGGCTGTTCAGCTGCTCAGTTGATATGCCAGTAGTGGCAAGATCGCCCTGGAAATCCTGCAAGCTGCCGCCAGAAGCTGATATAGCAGACTGCAAAGCGTAGTTCTGGCTTATAAAGGTCTGATAGCTTGTAGCAGCTCCGTCTGCCGACTTCGAAGCGAGTCCAAGCTGATCTTCAAGATTTTGCAGAGATTTAGAATCGGAGTCCTGAATTCCCTTCGCCTTATTTAAGGCAGCCAAGGCTGTTTCGTACTTCGATCTTGCTTGTTCGACCTCGCTGCTATTTGTGGAATATTTCCCATTCAGCTTATCGAGGCTATCTCCTGCTTTAGCTTCTGCATCTTGCTTGTCTGCAAGAGCCTTGTTGTAGTCCTGTTGCGCTTGCGTAACAGCATCTATATCACCTTTTTGCGCTTGGTATGCCGTTTGCAAATCTTGCGTTAGCGCATCGACTCGTATCTGCTGCATCTTCGAATCGATGTACTTGTCGATAGCATCGCGGGCGTTGTCTACAACACCTTTCTCGTCGGATATCACCCCGTTAGCGGCATCGGTTACCTTGTACTGCGTTCCGCACTGGTCGTTGACGACCTGTATAGCGGCTGAAAGCTTGCCCTGTGCTTCCGTCGACAGATCGGTCTTTCCTGCGTATTGGTCGATGACGTCCTTTGCGCTCTGCAGCATTGTTATGTTTGACTGAGCTGCAGAATTGTTCTGGTTGATGGTATCGGTATATTGCGCTTGCTTCTGAAGAAAAGCGTCTAAGTCAAGCGTCGCGTCCTTTGTCTTGTTACCTAAGAGGTCGGTATTCCCTGCTTGAAGAGCCGTCGCGTTTCCGGCGTTGCTAACCGCTGCTTCGAGGCCAGTCGTCGATTTAGCAAAGTCGTCTTGGCGTTGCTTTGCCTTCACTACTTCGTTGACAAGTACCGCAACACCGGCTATCGCGAGTCCAGCGACAGCGAGCTTCGCAAGCCCCATAGTGGCGCTCATAGCCTTTGCAGCGCCCTCTTCGAGCTTGATCGATGACGTCGCCTTTTCTGCACTGGATACCGCCGAGTTGTTTGCAACCTCGGATTCCGCTTTGAACATCTGCCATGCCTTCGACATGTTCTCGACGCCGGCTCCGATGTCTTTCGCCTTGTCGATTATCTTTCCGCCTGCTGATAGGACAGGGCCTGTAGCGGCGGCGATTCCAGCTGCTCCGATAACCGTCTTCTGCTGATTCTCGTCGAGCGCGGAGAAGGCATCTGCCGCATCTCCTACCTTGTTCGCCACATCTGTAACAGTAGGAGCGAGAACGGTACCGAGCTGTATTGCCGCCGTCTCGACGCTGCCCTTCATGTTCTCTAAAGCCCGCTGACCATCGCCCATCTGGGCATCGGCCATCCTCTGCGCAGAGCTCTGGTCGTTGGTTGCCTCTGTGTACTTGGCGAGTGTATCCGTGCCGCCGTCCATGAGGATCAAAGCCGCACGCGATGCGTCTGATCCGAAGATGGTATTGAGCGCAGCATCCCTTTGAACGGAGGAAAGGCCGCCTATCTTGTCTTTCAGCTCCTGCGCTACTCCCGATGCATCTTTCATGTTCCCGTTGCTGTCGCGGACTTCTATACCGAGCGAGGACACGGCCTTGGCAGCATCGTCGGTCGGAGCCGCTAGGCGCTGCAGCATCGTCTTGAGTGACGTGCCGGCATCGCTTCCCTTAACGCCTGAATCGGCGAATTCGGCAAGGACCGCCGTGGTGTCTTGGATGCTCCATCCTGCAGAATTCGCCCGCGCAGAACACTGCGAAAGACCTTGGGAGAGGTCGGACACATCTGAAGATGACGCATTCGCAGCACCAGCTAGCGCATTCACGGCTTCGTTCGCCTGAGATGCATTCAGGTGGAATGCGCCCATTGCCTGCACGACGGTGTCAGCGGAAACGGCTAGTTCCATGTTGCCTGCTGCAGCGAGGTTCATCGTCGCGGCAAGCCCTCCGCCCTCGATCTGGGCTTCGGTCAGACCGCCTTTCGCCAGTTCCACCATGGCGTTGCCAGACTCGGTTGCGCTGTAGATGGTGTCCTTGCCGGTCTGTATGGCAAGTTCTCTCAGTTTGCTTATGTCGGAGACGGGCATGTCGAGTGCGCCGGCAAGCTGGCTCATGGAAGTTTCGAAATCCATAGCCGTCTTCACCGACGCCCCGGCCAATGCGACGACTGCGGGCGTAAGCGTCATGGTGAGTGTTCTGCCCGCGCTCTGCAGCACGGCTCCCGCAGACTCATAACGCGTGGAGAACGCCTGCAGGTTCTGTCCTGCCTGGAACAGGGCAGAATTGTGCGCGTTCATCGTCGCGATCGACTCGGTAAGCTGCTGCTTGTAGTGCTGTATCTGCGACGATGTGGTGACTATCTCGCGCTGGACCTTCATCCATCCGTCGCGCTCTTCCGCCGTGAGAACGGACGATTTCGCAGCCGCTTGCTTGTCAGCCTCCTGGAGCATGGTCAGCTTCTGCGTTGACAGTTCTATCTCGCGCGAAAGAAGCTTCTGGTTCTGCGCCATAAGGGTCGTGTTTGTCGGGTTGAATTTGAGGGCCTTGTCTACCTGCGCCGCGTACGCGCCGGTTGTCCTCATCTCCGTGTTGACTTGCGTGAGGGCTTTAGACAGACGTGTGGCATCGCCGTTGAACTCTATAGTCAAACCACGATAAGCATCGGCCATGGAAAGCCCTCCTGTAAATCAACTGAAAAAGCGGCTCTCGCCGCCGTCTTCGTATTCGTATTCATTTGTGCTTGGTTCGTCGCCCATTAGGTCGTTCACCGCCATGAACTGATGGACGGTCATCGTCCGCATCTCGTCCAGCGTCCATCCGTTCTGACGGCCCACCGCCACGTTGCGATAGGCCGTCCATTCGTCAGGGTTTCCGGCTGATCCCTTACGAGGGCAATCCCCCGCGAAACATCTCCGCAGCGATGGCGGAATCGACATCATGGGGCCAGCCGTCCCAATTTCCGATCTCTGCGAGCGTGAAACCGCCTTTGACGAAATCACCGTTCTCATCGATTCGGTCGCCCATGTAGGACGTCCATTGGGCGAACGATGGCGTAGACGCATCCGCGCCTTTCGCCATCGCCCATGCCGCTTTGAGAAGGAAGCTGACAGACGGGGAGCCGCTATGCAGATAAGCCGATCTGAAGTCCTGATTGAAGTCGGACCCGAATTCGTCTGCGTAAGCCATCAAGGCGACTATGGAGCCTTGCATGCGAACATGCAGGCCCCAAATGTCGGTCTCGACCATTGCCTATGCCACCGTCTTGTTCGGGGTGCAGACGGCGGTCATGAACGTCGCGTAGACGGCGGCGTTTGCCGTGGTCTTCGGAAGGGTGTAGTGGTCCATCTTCTTTCCACCGATGACCATTGGAACGGCTTTGATGGAAAGTGAAGTTTTCGTCAGGTCCACCTTGTCTTCCTTGGTGGTCTTGTCGTCGTCGGGACGCGATGCAGTGCATTTGTAGTAGACCGTGCTCTTCGGGTTTCCATCGGAAGATTTCTGCTCGGCCATGAGCGCGAACGGAGCAGGAATGCCATCGGTTAGACCGACAAGGCCTCCGTTCGTATCGACTTCTCCTCCGAGCATCTGCGCCAATATTGCAAGCGGAAGGTTGAAGAAAACAGCATCTCCGTCGAATCCTTGGTTGGAGTACCCCGTGTACCAAACGCTGTCGTCCGCATAGAAATCGGTTGAAGACGATGTTGCCTTCAATTTGAGTTCTACCGCACCAGGAAGTGCCACCGGGGTTGCCCACGTAGGCGTTGTTTCGTCGGTGAGCCATGCAATATGCACGTTGGAAAGGCCGAAGTATCCCTTCGGCGTAACGACTGTATCAGCCATTTTTTCTCCTATTCGGTTGTTGTGTTTTGGTTAGTCGAGTGTTTCGAAGGTGTATACGATCTCGAATACGTCTTCGTCGGAAAGGTAGCTTTCCGTCTTGTCCCATTGGGCGATCGCGGATATCGCCGCTTCGACGTCCGCTTCGGTTGCTGGGTCCTTCTTCGACGTGTAGAGCCGTGCGAACCATGTCGACGAGCGCGACCATGCGATATCGTCGGCGCCGAACCTGTCGCCGTAGGCGAACTGGTATTCCAGCAGCGGGAGCGACGCGAACTCACCGACATGCAATCCATAAGACGGAACGATTCCGCTTGCAGACAGCGCATCGAACACTTGCTTCTGCGTCATCGCATCCTCGCCTCCAGCTTCGCCTTGGCCCGGTTGAACGCCGGACCGATATGCGGGTACGCCCTAGCCGGGTGCTTCCCGCCGTGACCGTGCTCGAGCAGGTGGGTCAATCCCGGCTTGGCGGAGTTGTAGACCGTATAGACGAGGTGCATTCCGTCGCTTATATCGGCTTTTGCCTTCCATCCATTCCGGTAATGCCTTCCCCGCGTCCCCTTCGTGTGGCGCTCGTACGGCGATGTCTTCTTCAGTTCTTCGACTGTTTCGTTTCCGACATCGATGACATCGGCGAACATCTCATCTGTTACGAGCACGATATGCTCGTCGAGCATCTTCTTTACCGCACCGGCAAGTTCAGTCGGAGAGCATTTGATGCTACTGCTCTGCATCCTTGTCGGCTTTCCTCGATGTCGGTTCTACCTTTTCGACGAATCCGATGCCGATAAGGTACTCGGCCCGTTCCGGCGTGCATTCGAGCACATCGCCTTCCTGCAGGTCTACATGCTCGTCGAGAGCCGTGAATACCCGTTTTGCTTTCACCTTCATCTGTCACCTGCTTTCCGGGTCGCCGTGA